TGTCTAAGTGAACCGCGCAAGTTTTTCATCACTAATGTCTAAAGGAGGACAAAAAATGAAGTATGGCAAAAAGAAACCTATGAAGTCTGTCAAAAAGAAGGTAATGAAGAAAAAGGCGAAGCCTAAAAAGAAGGGGTACTAAATGCCAGAAACAAAAAATGTTGAAGTTCACGTTACTGGTGTTTCAATGTCAGGAGCTGTGAAAGATGACAACAAGCGATCTGCTCCAACAGATCAGAAAAAATCTGGAGAAAAGGCGGCTAGAGATAGCTGAAGATATGGTTGACGGACGCATGACGGACATCAACGCATACCACAAAAACGTAGGAATCGCGGAGGGTTTAATGCAAGCCTCTGAGGTTATCCGCGAAACATTGAAAAAATTAAACGAAGAGGATGTATAGCGTGTCTCATCAACATGATCGAATATTTACAGATGAAGAAACCAATGCCACTATTGGATCTCATCAATTACCAGTTCCCTTAAACTGGAAAGTTTTAGTTCAGCCAAATCAGGCAAAGACAAAAACATCAGGTGGAGTTCTTCTGCCAGAATCATCCAAAGATAACGAAGAATATCTAACAGCTCATGGGACCGTGTGTGCCTTGGGTGACTTAGCATATCGTGACAGAGATACAGGCCAGCGATGGCGGTCTGATGTATCTCCAAGGGTTGGAGATCGCGTGACCTATGGTAAATACGCTGGTCAGAAACTTGTTGTAAAAGGCGTCAAATTCCTTCTGCTGAACGATGATGAAATCACATCGATCTTGCCAGATGGTGTTGAAGTCGCAGCATATGTGGGGTGATTGATATGGCAGAAAAAGAACAAATTCTGGAAGAAATCGAAGCCGAAATTCAAAAAGCTAAAGGTGAGCCAGAAGATTTCGAAATAGAAGTTATCGATGAACCTGTTCAAGAGGCCAAAGAAGAGGCCAAAGATCAGGCCGAAGCAAAAGAAGATGACTATGGACCAAAAGTTCAGAAGCGCATTCAAAAGCTAGTCGGTCAACGTCGAGAAGCTGAAATCCAAGCTAGGCAAATTCAGGAGCAGAATGAGCAGCTCCAAAAACGTCTGTCGCGCTTGGAGCAAGGATCTCAGCAAAACGCAGAAAAAGCGTTCAATCAACGCTATAACCAAACAAAAGCAGCTTTACACAAGGCTGTTGAGGAAGGTGACACAGACGCTCAAGTATCGTTCCAAGAGCAAATGGCCGACATGCGAGCTGCTATGCGTATTGCTGAAATGCAGAAGCAACAAAATCAACAACGTGCGGCGGCTTCGCCTACGGTGGGTCGAGCGCAACAAGCTGCACAAAACCCAGCGCCACAAAAAGCTATGCAGTGGTGGCAAGCCAATAACTGGTTTAACGCTCAAGGTTTCGAGCGCGAAACAGCGGCGGCACGTTCAATTGATGTTCAGCTTGACCTAGAAGGTTATGACAAAAATTCTGACGAATATTATCATGTTTTAAACAACCGTTTACAAAAAATGTTTCCTGAGATATCGTCGGAACCAAGTCCTAGTAAGGCAAGAACGAAAAGTAGACCACCAGTCGCCCCAACTACAGGCGGTTCTTCCAGCTACAAGGGCAATAGAGTTAGGATGTCGCAAGAACAACTCAGAATGGCTAGAGAGCTTGGAATCAATGATGAAAAAGGTCTTAAAAAATACGAAGCCGAAATTCGGCGTCAACAAAGGAGCCAATAATAATGTCTGAGAAAAGAAATGTTCGCGCAAACGAAGCTCGCAATTCCGTGCGTGATGAGGAATCTCGTCCCATGACGGCATGGAAACCACCATCACTTTTGGATGCACCCGAAGCACGTCCCGGTTATGTTCAAAGGTGGGTTGCTACCTCGATTCAGGGTAAGGAAAGCCCAGACAACGTGTACAAACGTATGCGTGAAGGATGGGAACCGCGCCCTGCTGACAGTGTGAAAGCTGAGTTATTCTCAACAATCAATCACGGCCAGTGGGCAGGATCAATTGGAGTTGAAGGAATGCTCTTATGCGAAATGCCAGAAGAACGGCATAATCAAATGAGAGATTATTATTCAGGGAAAAATGATGAACTGAATGAATCAATTGCAGGAGATCTTGAAGCGTTAGGACGGCGTAGTGGACAACCAATCTACCAAGAGCGGAAGTCTGAAACCAGTCGTGGCAGATCCTTATCTGCCGCAAGCGACTAAATTAACGCTAAAAGGAGCGAAAAATGGCAAATGCAGATGCAGCCTTTGGGTTTATCCCAGTTCGTCACATGAGCGGTAATGCACCTCGCACTAACCAATACACCATCACAAGTGGTCTTGCAGAAAACATCTTTACAGGTGACCTTTGCATTATCACGTCAGGTGGTGTTGTTACTCCACATTCGGCAACGGAAGTGAATAACATTGGTGTTTTTGCGGGTGTGTCTTACACAGCAAGTGACGGTTCTTACGTCTATAGTGAATACTGGCCAACAGGCACAGTAGCCACTGAAATCATCGCATATGTATATGATGATCCATATACTGTGTTCAAAGTTCAGTCAGCGGGTTCCCCTGCTCAGACCAATATCGGCAACTGTGCTGATGTTGTTGCTGGCGCTGGGTCCACAACGACTGGTCAATCAGGCTTCGAAATCAGCGGGACAATGGCGGCTAGCGCTGCTACTTGTAAGCTGATTGCATTGGTGGATTCACCAGAAAATGCATTCGGGGCTAACGCTGTCATGGAAGTGCTTATTAATGAGCATCTTCTTAAAGACAGTGCTGGCATCTAAGGAGGGTATAAACAATGGCTATGAATAGAGCAAATTTTGCTAAAATGCTTGAGCCGGGTCTGAATACTCTTTTCGGACTCGAATACGACAGCTATCCAGCCGAGTATGAGGCAGTTTTTGAATCAAACACTTCACAAAAAGCGTTTGAAGAGGACGTTCTCTTATCTGGATTTGGAAATGCTCCAACAAAATCAGAGGGTTCTGCGGTTTCTTATGACGCAGCCTCTCAGCAGTGGACTGCGCGTTATCAGCACGAAACAATCGCTTTGGCTTTCTCAATCACTGAAGAAGCTGAAGAAGACGGCCAGTATGGTTCGATTGCTTCCCGCTATACCAAAGCGTTGGCTCGCTCAATGGCCTCTACTAAAGAGATCAAAGCAGCTAACATTTTGAATACCGCGACAACTGTTAACGGTGGTGACGGCGCACCTCTTTTAAGTGCATCACATCCAACCCAAAACGGTAACCAGTCTAACATTCTGGCAACAGCGGCTGACTTGTCTGAAGTGTCACTAGAAGCAATCCTTATTCAGATTGCTGACATGAAAGATGATCGCGGTCTTCGCATTGCGGCGCAGGGTACGCAGTTGGTTATCCCAACGGCTTACACTTTTGTTGCAGAGCGTCTGCGCGAATCACAACTGCGCGTTGGCACGGCTGACAATGACATCAACGCGATCCGCAATGGCGGTTACCTTCCAAAAGGTTACCACATTATGCGCCGTCTAACTGACAGCGATCAGTGGTTCGTACAAACTGATGTTCCTGATGGTTTGAAAATGTTCCAACGCTCGCCTATGAAAAAAGGCATGGAAGGTGACTTCGAAACTGGCAACGTGCGCTATAAAGTGCGTGAGCGTTACAGCTTCGGTGCTACTGACTGGCGTGGGGTCTTCGGATCACAAGGCGCTTAATTACCTAACTTCTCCTCTCTGTTAGGTTTGATTGAGGCGGTCTTCGGATCGCCTCTTTCTTTTTTTTTTAACCTGTTGTATTGTTCCAGCATCCCTGACAGCCGCATGGTGTGGCTGACACTAGCCTCGACAGGAGATCATAATGGCTAATACAACTTTTTCGGGTCCAATTCGGGCTGGCGGCATCAAGACAACCACAGGAACTACAATTGGTACTGACGTAGCAAACGTAGGCTATGTGGTTATGATGCAGACGCACACAATGGATCTTTCTGGTGGTGCAATCGCTGCTGAAGTGACAGACATGGTAATCCCTGCCAATTCAAAAATTGTAAATATTGTAATTGATTTGGCCACTGCCGCGAATACTACTACAAATATAAGTGTCGGTGACACAGTTGGAGGTGCTGCTACATATATCAACGCCCTTGCTTCAGGAACAACCGTAGGTATCAAGGCTCTTGGCACTTCTGGCGGTGGAACCCTTTCTTGGGGTAACACAGGCACTTCTGATGAGCGTTTGACAGTTACAAGCAGTGCTGGAACAAATGCAGGATCATGTGTTGTGACTGTTATGTATGCACAAGCATATAACACAGTGATCCGTCCATAAGCCCATAAGGAGCGTTTAAATGGCTGATATTTCCTCAGTAAAGAAGCTAAGTGATAGCACCAGAGAGGCCGTGTTTGCGTTCCAATATCAATACGTTGATACTGGCGACGAAAGTGCTGTTCTCAAGATTGATGTTTCTACACTTGCTCCCAACGCAAATGGCGAGGCTTGCACGGCTGTTCGCATCATCGAAGGATGGTGGGTTATTAAAAGCATGACTGTGAGAATCTTGGCAGATGCTGACGTAGACATAATCTTGATGAATATTGGTGATGACGATATTGGTTATCACGATTTTTCAAAGTTTGGCGGTCTTCCTTCAACGAAGTCGTATGGAACAAACCCAACTGGGGATATAAAATTTACGACTGATGGAGCTGGGGCAGTAGGTGATTCATATCAATTGGTTCTAAGGGTAATCAAAGAATACTAGGAGTTTTTAATGGCAACTTCAGGGACCGTGGCGTTTCAACCAAATGTCGAAGAAATCATAACTGAAGCATTCGAGCGTTGCGGTATTGATACCCAAACTCAAACTGGTGATAAGGCTGTGTCTGCACGGCGCAGCCTTAACTTACTATTCTCTGAGTGGGCTAATAGAGGTATAAACTACTGGGCTGTAGAGCAGCAGACTTTGACGCTTGTTAATGGAACGCTGAAATACACACTGCCAGTAGGGACGATTGATATCATCGATGCTGTGATCCGCGACACCTCTGGAACAGATACGTCTGACCAGACCATAAATCGTGTATCGATTGCGGATTATAATCAGCTTCCAAATAAAAACTCTGGCGGTAAGCCAAGCCAGTACATGCTTGATAAGCAATACACACCTGTCGCTTATTTTTGGCAAGTTCCAGATAAGACAACATATAGTATGGTCTATTGGGCAATCAGGCAGCTTGACGATGTCACTGCTTCTAACCAAGATCCAGATATTCCATATCGTTGGAATGAATGCATATGTGCTGGTCTGGCAAGTAAGCTGGCAATGAAGTTTGCAATTGAAAAATTTAATATGCTAAATGAAATGTATGAAAGATCATTCAGCTTTGCAGCGGCATCAGATAATGACGGTGTATCTCTGAGGGTTCAGCCCACTGCGCTGAATTTGTACTGATGGCAAAATACGCAAGAGGCAAAAAATCCCAAGCGATTAGCGACAGAGGTGGTCTAAAGGTTCCGTATACGGATCTTATGACGACTTGGGATGGCCTCCGCGTATCTCCAGATGACTGGGAGCCAAAACAACCACAGCTCACACCCGCAAAGAATGTTGTCGATGCTACGGCACTATTTAATCCGCGCCCAGATACAGACCCCGAAAATGCCGAGGTATTTATAGGGTACAACTTCGACTTCTTCGCACCTATACAGGACCGCCCTCCAGTGGGCATACATGGGCTTGGTGTTGTGTCTCATGGGTCTGTACTAGAAATGGACGTTTCGGTCACTGGAGTGGCTGGTACTGGCGCTGTGGGTACGGTCTATCCAAACCCTGATATCAATCCAGCAGTCGGCACAGGCGCAATCGGTAATTTTGAATTAGTAGTGTCTCTTGATGTAAATGTCACCAGCGTGATCGGCACAGGCGCTCTAGGTGATTTAATTTTTGCCACTACTGTTACTGGGGTAACTGGCACAGGAGCAATTGGGACTGAAGTTCCAGAATCTGAAATTGAAGAAACAGGCGTGGCTGGTACAGGTGCAATTGGGGCGTATGCTGTAGAAAATGCATTAACTGCGACAGGCGTAGCTGGCACAGGCGCGACAGGAACGGAGATAGCAGTATCTGAGATATCAGTATCTGGTATATCTGGCACTGGATCTGTCCATGTGATTGGAACTGGTGCTGGTAGTGACTTTAATCTTATTGTTGGCCCAATAACTGGATTGGGCGGCGTAGGCACGACAGGCAGCGAGATTGCAGAGACTGAAATATCTGAAACAGGTTTAGCTGGCACAGGAGCGATAGGATCTGTAGACCCAGCAGTTGGGTGGGGCAACAACGCTTGGGGCAATGGAACATGGGGTAATGGGCTATGAATTACACACAATTAGTATCTAACATTCAAAACTTCATGGAAGATGATAGCGCAGAGCTATCAGCATCTATCGATCAGATCATAGAGCAGGCCGAAGAAATGATTTTTCAACGGTTGCCTAATTTGCCTTGCTTTAGGAAAAATGCATCAGCAGCCCTAGTACAAGGCACAACAGATTACACTGTGCCATCTGCAAGGATGATTAGACAAGTTTCTGTTATTACTGCAAATGTGACTTCATACTTAAACCACAGAGTAGATTCATATTTGCGAGACTACTGGCCAAATGCTACAACTCAAGGCATTCCAGAGATGTATAGCACTAAAACAGCGGCGATTGGCGGCACAACTTTTACTGTTGCGCCAACCCCAGACGCGACAACATCAACTTATCAAGTTGATTACATCGCACCAGAAACAGGTTTAGGTTCAGGTAATGCAAATTCTTGGATTGGAGATAACGCAGAAAATGTGTTATTATCGGCGTGTCTTTACGAAGCATCAGCCTTTTTGAAGGCGGGTGAAACTTTGGCACTTTACAAGACACAATTTGACGAAGCAGTGCAATTATTTGTACAAGAGATGCAGCGAGACTACGCAGCAGAATATAACGGAGGTTTATAATGGCTATCGCACAAGCAATGTGTACAAGTTTCAAGGAAGACTTGTTCCAAAAAGAACAAGATCTGGATTCAGATACAATCAAAATTGCGCTGTATACTTCTTCAGCGTCATTAGGTGCTGCAACAACAGCATATACCACCACAGGAGAAGTGGCTTCTGGAGGTGGATATACAACAGGTGGTGAGACACTTACTTCACCAGTGATTGGTACAAGCGGGACAACAGCTTATGTTGACTTTGCTAATCCAGAGTGGACATCAGCATCATTCACAACTGCTGGCGCTTTGATCTATAACGACACAACGGCAGGAAACAATTCGATTGCGGTTCTAAATTTTGGTGGTGACTTTACAGTTACTTCTGGCACATTTCGTATTGTGTTCCCAGCTCCCGGCGCTGCTGGTTTGATCCGTATCGACTAATAAAAAAAGGATAGTACAACATGGCTAGTACCTATGAAAATGACCTTCGCCTCGAAGAAATGGCCACAGGGGAAAACTCTGGCTCATGGGGTACGAAGACCAATACAAACCTCGAACTAATCGCGGATGCGTTTGGTTATGGCACAGAGGCTATAACAACTAATGCTGACACTCACACGACAACAATTGCAGATGGAGCTTCTGATGCTGGACGTGCGATTTACTTAAAATATACAGGTACTTTAGACAGTGCCTGCACAATTACTATTGGGCCGAATACAGTCAGTAAAATGTGGTTTATTGAGAACGCTACAAGTGGATCTCAAAATATCATTATCTCTCAAGGATCTGGCGCTAATATAACTATTGGCGCAGGAAAAACTAAAATAGTTTACAGTGATGGGGCTGGGGCTGGGGCTGCATTTGTTGAAGCTACAGATGATATTTCAATAAATAGCTTGTTTGTAGATGCAGCATTAGACGTAAACGGCACAATCAAGCTCGACGGTAATTACCCCACTGGTACAAACAACGTGGCGTTGGGGGATACTGCGTTAGATAGCTTAACGAGTGGTGCTACTAATGTAGCAATCGGGACTAATGCTCTTACTGCAAATACTAGTGCAAGCCGAAACACTGCTACTGGTGCATTCAGTTTGTATGTAAATACCACAGGTGCTTCCAATACGGCTACAGGTAGAAGTGCATTAGCATCAAACACTACTGGTGCTTCAAATACAGCCGTGGGAGATGATGCCTTAAGCTACAATACCACTGGTGAAAGAAATGTAGCCGTTGGTTATCAAGCTGGATATAGCAATACGACAGGTCTGTTTAATGTTGCTAGTGGTCAAGAGGCTTTAAGGGCTAACACCACTGCAAGCTATAATAGTGCTTATGGGTATCGTGCGCTGTATGCCAACACTACAGGGGCCAGCAATGTTGGAATAGGCAGTGAGGCTTTATACTCCAACACCACTGGAA